ATCATCACTCAGCAAAGATCTTGGAAAAATCTGGGATGCAATAGACAAAGTCAACGTCAAACACAAAACAGCTTCGAAAGGTAAAGGTGGAGCTTCATCTAGAGCATTAGATTCTTATATCGAAACGGTTCAAGCTCGTGATTTAGAAGATCAACTTCGACGATTGATCATGGAAACGCGAGGTAATTCTGGGTGGATAGAGCTACAGAACATACGTCAAAAAGTTTTAAAAGAGGACCGCGAAGGTAGAGCGGAAGCAATCAGAATTAAAAACCAAAGGGTGTATTGGGCCTCTGTAGTTTTCGGAGTTTTGGTCGTGATATTTTCTATTTTAGGCTTAATTTGGGTAGCCATTTATTTAAGGGAGGCTTCAAATTAGAGGTCTTATTTTTTTTATTATTATTCTAATTCTCTGGGGGTTCACTTTTTGCCACGCCCCTGTTTGGGAGCATTATTAATGTGTTGGCGGCAAATTAGACGACCAACGGTAGGCAACCGAAATCATAAAATTATGTCTGGTAAAGCTGAAAATATACGGCTGAGACATCGTGATAAAAAAGAAGAGTTAGAAAGAAGGGATACGCCAAAATGGCTACATCTGGAAGCAAAAGTTTCAATCTTGACATTGATGAAATTGTTGAAGAAGCCCATGAACGAGCAGGTTTAGGGAGGGCTTATTCTGGTGCTGACTATAGAACTGCAAGAAGAAGCTTAAACCTTTTAAATCAAGAGTTTTCCAACAAGGGTATAAATCTTTGGACAATTTCAGAAGAGATAGCCCAACTTTCATCTGGAACGGCAACTTATACACTGCCCTCCGAAACTGTTTCGATTTTAGATCACTCAATTAGAACAGGGTCAGGAAATAGTCAGGCTGATCTTGCAATAACTAGGATGAGCTTGGGGGAATACGCCTCTCTTACAAATAAAAACTCTACTGGAAGACCAACAAAAATTTATATTGAGCGTTTAAGAGATGCCCCAAGAATTACCGTTTGGCCTGTTCCAGATGCCTCACAAGATTATTACTTAGTCTATTACAGGGTAAACAAAATTGACGACGCTTCAAATGGCGGTGAGTACCAATATGATGCTCCTACTCGTTTTCTTCCTGCTGTAGTGTCTGGCCTAGCATATCACATTGCTCTTAAGAATCCCAATACTATGGAGAGAGTTCCTATACTTAAGCAGATCTATGATGAAGATTTTAACCTCGCGGCTCAAGAAGATAGAGATCGCTCTGATTTCAAAATTTCTCCAATGGTCTCTTAATGTCTTATGCTAATGGAAGTCGATCAAAAGCAATCTGCGACAGGTGTGGTTTAAAATATAAATACAGCCAGTTAAATTTTGAAATCGAAAATGGCCGTCGTAATGGATTAAGAGTTTGTTCATCATGTTTAGACGATGATCACCCACAGCTTCGCTTGGGGAGAGAGAAAGTTGTCGATCCACAGGCATTAAAATTTTCTCGCCCCGAAGCTAAAGAATCTACGACAGACAATTCAGTTTTTAACAATAGATTTCCACATACCGCAGGTGTTACATGACCACTTACACACAATTAGTCTCTGATATTAAATCTTTCATGGAAGATGAAGGTGAAGAGTTTGTTTCTGCGATTGATACATTTATAGACCTTGTTGAACTTAGGCTTTCAAGAGAATTAACTGTTCCTGCATTTAGAATAAGGGCTGGATCTGCGTTAACGGCAAACAGTGCATTTATAACGCTTCCAAGTGATCTTGTTGTTTTGGAAAACTTGCACCTTGATGTATCTAATGTAAGATCGATACTCCTGTTAAGGTCAGATGAATTTATGATGGAGTTTTGGCCAAATAGAACTGCAACTGGCACTCCTAAATATTATTCATATTTTGACACCTCAACTTTATATGTTGCGCCTACTCCTGCTACAAATATGAGTGTTGAGATTTCATACAGAAGAAGGCTACCTGCCCTCTCTGCATCAAATACAACTAACTGGTTAACTGAAAATGCTTATGACTGCCTCTTATATGGAACTTTAGTTGAGGCCTCTAGCTTCAATAGAAATGATCCAATGATGCAGAAATACATGGCACTATATCAAGCTTCTGTTCAAGCAGTAAATAGGGAAGCCAACATGAGGCTTTCGATTGACAACTTCTATCAAAAAAGTGAGGGATAAAAATGGCTACAGCTAATGCGGCTACAGACTACCTAGAACAAAAAGTTCTAGAGTTTATTTTCAAGAATAACAGTGGCTCGTTCTCTACGCCTGGAGCGTCCATTTATGTGGGTCTAGCAACCGCTGTGTCAAACGCAGAGGGAGGAAGTCTTACAGAGGCGACCTTTACTAACTATGCTAGACAACAAGTCAACGGTGCAAGCAATGGATGGACAGTTGCTCAATCAAGCGGAGCGTGGACTGCAAAAAATGCGGCAAATATTGAGTATCCTGCATCTGGATCTGCATCTGCCCAAACAATTACTCATTGCTTCATTGCAGATGCGGCATCGTCTGGGAATATCCTTTTCATAGGTGCGCTTGATGCAAACAAAAGTGTGGGTCAACTAGATATATTTAGAATAAACGCAAATAATCTCACAATCGAGCTTAAATAGTTGCTAAAGGATAAAATCACATGGCTCTAAAGTTAGGAGACCGATTAAGAGAGACGACAACCACTAGTGGGACAAACAATATATCATTAGGAGGTGCTGTCTCTGGGTTTGCTAAGTTAAACACAATTTTAACAAACGGTGATACAACTTATTATACCCTAGTTGACGGTACGAACTGGGAAATTGGGTTAGGCACTTATGCTTCTTCGGGAGACACTCTGAGTCGAAGTGACAGTGATGTCCTGCAAAGTACGAACTCTGACAATAGAATAAATCTTAGCGGTGGCAATACTGATGTATTTGTAACCTACCCTGCCGACAAAGCCGTTGTTCAAGATGCTTCTAATGTTGTTAACGCAACCTTTAGTGGAAATATTACTGGCACTGCTTCAGAGGCCACATCTGTTATAGCCGTAGCCAACAACTCTGCCAATGAAACAGTATATTTGACTTTTGTCGATGGGGCTACTGGGACACAAGGGATTGAAACGGACACTGGTCTAAACTACAATCCTTCGACTGGGATGCTTACTTCATCAGGGTTCACAGGGGCTGTTACTGGGAATGCGTCTACCTCAACTTTAGCTACATCTGTAACTGTAACAGCCAATAACTCAGCGAATGAAACAGTCTACTTAACTTTTGTGGATGGGGCTACTGGAACGCAAGGCATAGAAACTGATACTGGCCTTACATACAATCCTTCGACTGGAGATATAACTACTACTGGTAAAATACTATATTCAAATCTGTATGCGGCACTCGATGATTTACCTTCAGCAAGCACTTACCACGGAATGTTTGCCCACGTTCATGCAACTGGTAAAGGCTATTTTGCTCACGGTGGTGCTTGGATTGAACTGGCTAACCACAGTCAACTCGCTTCATACGCTTTATTGTCTGGTGCTAATTTTACTGGCAAAATAGGAGTAGGAATTACTCCTTCCGCTTGGGACGTAGGAACAAGCGGTAGACTGCCTGTGCAAGTTGGATTTGCTTCAATTTCTGGTCGGTTAAATGATTTACAAAGCGAGTTGTCTAATAACTGTTATAATGTTTCAACTGGCAATGCCCCACAATGGGCAGGAATAACGAGGTATGCTAAAACGCAAATGGAGTATTTTGGTGATGGAAGCATACGCTTTAAAACTGCTCCTACCGTAGATCAATCAACGTTTAACAGTAGCCCTAATTTTACTTTTACAGAAACAGTCCGTATTGACGGTTCTGGACGTTTATTAACGTCAGGTCTTACTGGGACGATTGGTTCGTCTTCAGCAAAACTACAAGCGTCTGGAACAAATGCTCCCTCGGCTTTGCTGAACAGAACTAACGACGGTGTTTTAGTAGACTTTTATAAAAATGGTTCAACCAACCTAGGCAGTATCGGAATGAGTGGTGATGGACCTTCGTTTGGCACTGCAACACAACATATAGTTGTCCATAATGGTAAGGCAATGCCTGGAACAAACACTGGTAGTGCCTTAGATGATACAATGGATTTAGGCTCATCATCTTCACAATTTAAAAACCTTTACCTTTCTGGCACTGCCGACGCAACGAACTTTAAAATAAATGGAGGTCAAGGCACAGACGGTCAAGTGCTGACCAGCACTGGTTCTGGAGTGGCGTGGGAAGATGCTTCTGGTGGCGGTGGTGGTGGTGGAAGTGGTGTGTCAGTTTCAGACGCGACGGCTTTAGCTTTTCAATGTGGATAGGATATCATGGCAAATACATTTAAAAATAAATTAGTTGGTTCAATAGGCACAGGTGCAACTGATGTTTATACGGCAGGGAGTGGAGTTACTGCTACTGCAATTGGTTTAACGGTAGCCAATCGAACAAGCTCAAATATTACTGTAGATGTCTTAGTTGTAGACACATCAGCTTCAGTTACTAACTATCTTGTAAAAACCGCTCCAGTTCTTGTTGGTGGTTCTCTCGTCGCTATCGGTGGCAATCAAAAACTTGTTTTAGAAGTTGGTGATAAAATTCAAGTTTTAAGCTCGGCATCAAGTTCTGCTGATGCTATCTTATCTGTTTTGGAGATTACATAATGACAAATAGTTATGTAGGCGAAAGTCCAATTTTTTACCAACACCCTAATCATAGTGGCGAAGTCACTTCAGCGGCTGATGGGGCGCAAACAGTAGCAGACAATGTTATTGATGAAGCAAATCTCAAAGTATCTAACTCCCCCACCAATGGATATTACCTCCAAGCTCAATCTGGAAATACTGGCGGATTAACTTGGGCCGCAGTGAGTGGCGGTGGAGGGTCATGGGAGAAAGTAGCAAGCTCAACTGGTACGACCTCCGCGAACACTTACTGGGATATATCTAACTATACATCAGTTAGAGCTACAGGATTTGTTCAATCAATGAGTAGTTCTGATCACTCTATTTGGGGTTTAACTACAGCACAAAATACGACAAGTGGCGTTGCAACCGAGGGTGGCGCAAGTCAATGGTCATGGGCATTTAGTATCGCTTTTGCCGCAACAACAGACAATACGCACGACGGTTTTAGAAACTTTTCAGCTAGTGCAGGTTTTACGGCAGGGGCTTTTATGACCCTAGAGATTAACGGTCTGGATCAAACAAACGTGTTTTACAGAGTTCAATCCACTAGAACGATGAATGGAATTTTCGCAGTTGGATCTGGATTTACAACCAGTGGGTCAAGCACTTGGTATCTGACGAATATAGGCTCAGTAAAAAATTACTCGATAATAGGATTTGGATAATGGGTACTAAATATTTAATTGCTTTTAAAAGAAAAGAAGTTTGGGCTTGCGTGAATGCGACCTCTGATGAAAAACCGATTACAGAAATTCCTTCTGATGCAACGGAACAATTCTTTGGAACTCTGAACGATTTATCTGAACTAGAGTTAAATAGGTTTCAAGCAGGGTGTGTGATTTATAACTCAAATAAAACACTAGCTTTTGATCATGCTAAATTTAAAGAGCTTATTCCAAGCGAGAGATCTGACGAGGAAGTTGCTTTAGAGTTAGTGCATTATAATCGCTTAGATGCTTATCCAAGCATCGGAGATCAGTTAGATAGTTTGTATAAAGCTGGGTCTTTTGATGCGGAGATGACGGCTAAGATAAAAGCAGTAAAGGATAAATTTCCAAAATGAGCTACATCGGAAAATCAAAACTAATTAATCCTGTTATAAATTACGCTCATCCTAATCACTCTGGTGAAGTAACAAGTAATGCAGATGGGGCGCAGACTATTGCTAATGGTGCAGTTATTCAAGCGAGACTTGGCGATCAAGCTGTAAATGAAGCAAAATTGCAAGTTTCAAACAACCCTGTTAATGGGTATGCTTTGGTGGCACAGAGTGGGAATACTGGTGGCATGACTTGGACGGCTTTCCCTAGTGGTGGTTTAGACAGTGCAGTTGAAGTAACTAACGCAGGGAATCAAAATTCGTTTGTTGCCCCTTCTATAAGTGGAGATAGATTTTATTCAGTAGCAATTGGTACTGGATCAACAATCTCAAGCGGTGGCTATAATTTTGTTTTCGGTAGAGAATGTAAGATCACTAGCGGTGAAGGTTCACTGGCGATAGGCTATAAAGCAAATAGCAATACTAACTGGGGAACTTGCCTTACGAACAACTCTAATGGGACTCAGTACGGAACTTATGGTGGCAATCAAAATTTCTGCTTTGGTGCATATGCTAAATCTGGAGCGGCTTGGTCAATTGCTATGGGCAATCAATGTACAGCAAGTCACACTGGCTCAGTTGTAATTGGGAAAGGGATTTCCTCTGGTGCTGACTATGAGGTTAATTTAGGCAATTCAGCAGGTTATGTTAAGATTAGTAATGTTTGGAAGTTGCCAAAAGACGCAGGGTCTAGTGGCCAACAGTTGCAAACAGATGGAAGTAATGCTTCTTGGGCAAGTGCGTCCTCAGACTACAGAGTGAAAAAGAATATAGATATATCTGAACTAGGTTTGGATTTTATTGAAGATTTAACGCCAAGGACTTTTGAATTTAAAAGTTATAAAGAGTTAGATAAAAAAGACTCTGATTTAGCTCATTACAAA